CACTCGTTTCCACTCACAAAGATAGTCGCGGTCTTGCTTTTCATAGAGGAAATATAACATTGACTGTAGCTGCAAAAGACCAAGAGCAGAAAGTAGTAGAGGATGAAGAAGGGTACGATCAGGAAGAGCAGCGAATAGACAAAACTTATACATTTATAAAATACTATGTACATCTGCATGGTTTGTTCCTAGCTTCTTATTTTGGAGAAAGAACACCTTTTATTGAACGTTGCGCTGACCTGATCAGTTATGCTGAAGATTCTGTCCGAGTGGTTAATGCTAAATATTTCTATGATAATCTGTCGCTTAGTAAGACTGACTTTAATGAAATATTAAAGCCCTATTTGGCAAAACGAAAGTCCCGCATGGCCATCAATGCCCAACGTACAGATGACGATGATGAAGATTACGATCCGAATGAACTGCCTGGGTATGTAGACGAAAATTCCGAATACAATGAAATGTATCGTCAATGTGGGTTCTATCCAAAGTTGAACAAAGATGGAGAGCCTGTATGTTATATGTTCCGGCAAGAGAAAGGTGGGCATCAACAAATAGCTGATTTCTTCATGACTCCTTTACTCCATATTTATTCGGATGATAAGGAGGCCAATAAACGAGTCCTTAAAATAAATCGGAGATACTATAAAACTCCACTTTATATTGAGGTTCCGTCTAGGGCACTGCTAAAGAAAGCGACCATTGAAGAAGAACTGATTCAACTGGAGGCTGTAAACTTCACATCCGGAGAAGAAAAACACTGGACTAAGATACGAGAATATATGTCCCGGCACTTTATCACCTGTTCAGAAATCCTAACCTATGGAAATCAACAAGTCGATGGAGCTTCACGCCGGGAAGACAATATGTTTTTCGCTTTTTCAAATGGGATATTCCATGTCGTAGATGAACAGCCACGCTTTGAACCTGTCAATGAGCTTGGTGTAGTGACACATAATAAGAAGAACTATTACCTTCCTGCATTTTCTACCATATACGCTGGATCCGGACGTCAGTCTGATAAATATGAGCTTATTTCCCAATTAGTTTATAAAGATATTCCGGCCGAGAAACAATGTAGTTTTGAAAAATGGGCCTCTTTAATGGATCAGGTGTATAAAATCAATGATAATGGTAAATGGGGCATTCTCTTTGCTATAATGTGCGCATTTCGTAGCAATATACACTGTATCGACCGTTTGTTTACAGCTCCTTTCTTTATGGGGCCTATGTCTTCAGGAAAAACGCAAATAGCAATTTCCATTCGCTCTTTATTCATATCTCCGAAAGTGCCCATTTTTAATCTAAATATTGGTACAGATGCTGCGATGTCTACTTTGATGAGTACTTTCAGAGATGTTCCGGTGGTTTTGGATGAGTATAATAACAAAGATATATCCGATGCTAAGTTTCAGGCATTGAAGGGGATTGTTTATGATGGTGATGGTCGGCAAAAAAGGAAAGGCACGTCAGGGAAAGAAATTGAAAATGATAAAGTATATGCTCCTGTGATTCTGTGCGGGCAGGAAACGCCGCAAAGAGATGATAATGCACTAATGTCTCGTATTATAGTATGTGAGGTCCCTAAGCCAAAGAATCGTACTCAGGAGGAGGTTGATCTGTTTAATCAACTCAAGGATATTGAGGACCCTAACAAGATAGGACTTTCGAATGTGCTTCTAGAGATATTAAAGCTTAGGCCATTAGTCATGGACCATTTCAGGACGCTCAAGCAGCAAGCCTATGATGAATTGAAAGCCGAACTGAACAATTCTGGTGAGATAGATCGTCTGATGAAAACAGCATCGCTCTTTTTAGCAACATGTAAACTAGTCGAAAGTCATACTAAGATGAATCTGCCTTTTTCCTACAAAGAGTTTTTTAAGATAGCTTGTGCCAAGATAAAGTTCCAGGTTGAACTGATTAGTAAGACTGATAAGCTTGCTACTTTCTTTAAAGCAATGGATGTAATGATTGATACCAAGGCAATTATTGAGAATCGAGATTTCACCATTGATACACCTGATAAAATAACTATTAAGACTCCTGGAGGAGAGAAGAAGGAAATTGCATTTCCTGCAGGAACCAAAATCTTATTCTTGCGCTTGAGTGCTATTTATACACAGTTCGCTCGGAGCTCTTATAACAACGAGGATTCAACTCAATCTACCATTGAGCAGAATCTTAGATCTCATCCGAGTTATATAGGGTGTGTGCATGCACGGCGCTTCAATTGGCATGAAGTTGTAGAGGTTCCTAGAGGAGGATATGAGGACGGTAATACTAATGATACTGTAACAGTTGATAATACTATGGTCCGGAAAGTGGAAAAGAGATTTACTAATTCAAGCTGCATTGCTTTAAACTATGAAATATTCCAAGATTTGTATGATATTGATTTGCGACGTTCTGGTAGTGAACTCCTTGCTGAATCTGCTGACGATAATAAGCAGCCCTTACCATTTTAGTTCGATGTATTTTCTGCCTTATACTCCTCTGTCAGCTCCGCCGGTCGAGGAGTATTCTTTTTATAATAAAGCGGACATTTCAAATTGTATTCAACCCTATCATTTATGAATATCATCTCCAATCCCCCGGACCCCCTAAATTTAAAGAAATACAAAGCAAAGAGAGTGTAATTTTGAAAAGATAATTTTCAAAACATGGCGTCCAACAGTCCAACAGTCCAACAGCCAAAAACTTTTTAAAATGTAAATGCTTGTAGCATAGTAGTATATATCTTATTAAAGTAGTATATATATATACAACATTGCTGTTGTTTGGTTGGACGTTGTTGGACGTGTTGGATTTACAGTTTTCTACATTCCAACAGAATAAAAAATGACCTGTCCAACAAAATGCCACTTAAAAACCTTATGTTGGATGTGTAGGACGTTGTCCAACAGTCAATCAATGTTATTCTTCTAATATTAAATGGCTGATAATTAGATAACTATTTATTATGTAATAGGGCGTGTTGGACGGTTGGACAGTTGGAAGCAAAAATAAATAAAAGTATTTCAAAAATATCCTTTAACTGAAAAGACTATGATTACGACTAGTATTAATATTGAGCCATATTTGGCTGAATACTTACGTGGAAAGTATAATAATGGTTCTGAAGAAGCATTCAGAATTCCAGACAATACAGACCTTTACCATACAATATGGACATTGATGGCTAAACGACAAAAAAATCAATCTCCTGTTGATAATGGTAATTTGGCGTTTATCCTTCCTGAAAGAAGAATCGGAAAGGATCCTAAAGTTTACAATTTCCTTTCTCCTAACTCTGTACGATTGATAGAGAAAGAAGTACGGCGGATGTTTAACCGTGAACTTCATGCTGCGATGGATGAAAATGATATGAATGGGCATCTTTTAAAGAACCTAGATGTTGTGCATCATTTCATGTGCTCGTATTGCATTGATTCTATTTCTGAAGATGCTCTTTTAAAAAACTTCTATAGATGGAGAGAAAATATACGCAAGAGGAAAACACGTCGAGAATATAAAAAGAGGTTAAAAAATGGGTAAAAAATGACCGACCGAACTATCATTTTTGTCCCCAAATGGCGAAAAAACGTCCGCTGTATGGCGAACTTGTTGAATACTAAACAATTATAAGATTATGAGAGAGTTAACTATTACTTTGAGGGTGAAACCTACAGGAAAAATGAAAAAAGAAGAATATCGTTTTCTTGCTGATCCTTTTTCTTTTACTCCTTCTATTACAGATTCGGTATCAGGCAAATTGTTCGATTGTAGTAAAGACATTACGATTGAAACTCCGGATGTAGATACTCTTCGGGAATTTTCCACTGCTAGGTCCGTTATTGTTTATTTGTGTGATTCTTCAGAAAAGAATATTGCAATAGGTACGGATGACATTCCAGCTTTGGTTTCAATTTCCGCAAACTTGAACACTGCAACCTTGAAAATTTCCAGTAAAATGCTCCAGTCGCCATTTTTGCCTGTATAAACAGTCCTTCATAGCCTTCTTTCGACGAACTATCTTCGCTGAAAAGATGCGCTACAATGAATAGGACATTTCTTCGTAACTTACTTATTACATCTAAACTCTTCATCACGGCAGAAGCTTATGCTGCTGCCATGATGGAATGTTTTCCACTTCTGGATCAAAAGAACCCAGTACCAGGGGCTTTTTTCTTTTTATCGGATCCGCCGACTTATAAAGACCAGGTAGATAAGGCGGTGGCTAAACTTAAAAGAGAAATAGCATGTACTGCAGAACTTAAGAGTGTAAGCCTGACTAATGATTTCTCATCCGAGGAACTGCCTGAAGGCTCAATTGCTTATCATCGTATTTGGGGTACAATTACATCTAATTCATCCTGGTATTTCTCTTCAAAGCAATTTGAGAGGGATTTGATTGCTGCAGAGAGTAACCCTTCAATATCTGTGCATTTCCTTCATATTAACTCCGGTGGTGGTGAAGCTTGGTATTTAGACCGGTTGTCGGAAACAATGCACTCACTAAAGAAACCTGTAGAAGTCTTAGTTGAGCAGTATTGTGCTTCTGCCGGTTACTATATTGCTTGTCATAGTGCGAATGGAATACATGCGCTGACGAAGAATGATCAAATCGGTTGTATTGGTACTATGATCAGCTTTTATGACTTTTCTGCTTACTATGAGAAGTTAGGAATAAAACTAATTCAAGAGAAATCGAGTCTATCTCCACTCAAGAATAAGAAATTTGAAGATTTACGTGCTGGGCATCCGGAACAATATATTAAAGAAGTTCTTGATCCACTTACCGTTCAATTTTTAAATGAAGTAAAATCATCTCGTCCTAAACTTGCCAATCTCCCTGAAGATGATCCGGTATTCCAAGGTGAAACATTTGATGCTCAACATTCGATTGATAAAGGGTTAATTGATTCTGTGATGACTCTTCCTGAAGCTATTGCCCACGCAAATTCACGTGGACAGGAATACTTGGATAGCATTTCCCTCCGAAATAAAATAAATCAGTATGTCTAATTTAACAATTAATTAATTATGAATTTTAGAGAAAAACTTCGAAAGGTCTTACAGCTTTTGGATTTATCCCAGAAAGCGGCAGATAAACAACTTGCATCTGAGGACATTGCAGCGATTGCTACCCGTTATCAGAAAGAGTTTCAAGCAACTCTTAGAGAGGACATGGATGCTGACTCTAGGCAGCCAATGTCTCAGGAAGAAATGAACCAGTTGCAAGCGTTACTGGCAGGTATTGTACCTTCTACGGAAAAGACTGAAGGGACTGCTAATTCAGAGGAAAGTCCGGTAACTCAATCGGAAGCTACTCCAGAAGGTATTCTTGAATTAGCTAAGAACGTTGCAAAGCAAAATGGTGAATTACAAAAGCTAGTGAAAACAATGACAGAGCAAACAGCAGAAGATACTGCAGCTGCTGTTGTTACAACTCCTACTACAATGAGAATCAATGGACCTGGCACTACTGCCAAATACCTGTTTGGTATTGAAACTCCTATGTTTGATATGTCGAAACGTTGGAATAAGATAGCCGAAAATCCGAATTACTCTTCTACTGATATCGAGGAGAAGGCTTTCTTTCAAGAAGTATCGGTTTTCTCTAAATCCCTTGCCAAACGTTATGAATATCTGAATAAGAATCATTTGCTTGATCCCGTGAAATTGGCTGCTGGCGAGTTTTCTACAGATTTTGCAGGTGTTGGTGATGCGAAAGTCGGTGATCAATATGTAATTCGTCGTCAAGATGCATTGATTGCACATGTACTGAAAGCACGTGATTTAACTCAGTTCTTTCCGATTCGTTATGGTATTCAAGATCATGACTTAGTTTTCAATACTTTCTTTGATGAAGTATCTCAAGGATGGCAAGAAGGTGAAGTTTGGAAAGGCGGCATGAAGCTTGAAAACGAAATGGGGCATGTTGATGATGCAATGATCAAAATGAAGTTTGGACCAATGAAGAAGTTGGAACGAATGTATATTGGTTACCTCAATAAAGAAGGCTCTGATCCGATCAAGTGGTCTTTGATTGAATATTGTATTGTCAATACTCTGGAAACAGCCCAAGTTGAACAAAACAAGCGTCGAATTCGTGGAATCTACGCCACTCCGGAAAAAGGTGTTCCATCTCATTTCCTGAATGCTTCCACGGGACTCATTTATACGCTGATTCGTTATTATCACGAGAATAAGATTCTCTTGCATGATGATGTAACTTATCGCTCTTACACTAAAGAGAATATGGTGGATGCAGTTAAGGAGTTTGTTGCTGATATTATTGAAAAATGTACGGAGGATATGGATCTGGATCAGCATGTTATTTACCTTAATAATTTGCATCAGACTTGGTGGAAAGAAGGTTGTCGGGCACGGTATGGCAAAGATCTTGATTTTACCGGTCCTGATAGCTATTTGAATGTTGTTCCTGATACGACACTTCATATCAAATGGCTTCCTTATCTGGGGCAAAGTTGCTTGATGTTCCTCGATATACCGGGGAATATCCAGTTCTTAGAATATATTCCGGGAGAAATGATGGCCTTTAAAGCTAAGGATGATATGGAGATGGTAAAGTGCTGGTCAACTTGGAAAGAAGGTACTGCAGCTGCTTTCTTAGGTCGTCGTTTCAAAACGCACGAAGAACTCGTTGAAAATAACTATGAATGGCAGCAGATATTCATGAATAAACCTTCTGTCGATGTGGCAGTTGATGCGACTGTTATTGATGCGAAAAAAGGTTTCTGGCAGGTTACTTCAGAGAACACAAAAGCAACTGCAATCACTGATATTAAAAATGCGAAAGCAGGTATTGGGTATCTTATTGAATGTGGATCTAAAACTAACGCTTCTACTATCTCGAAGTCCGGAAAGTTTGCTGATATCACAGCAAACTATACTCCGACAAAAGAGGGGGATTACATCCTTGTTCTTTTGAATAAAGACGGTAATTTCCGCGAACTTGAACGGTGTGTAGGAGGAATTCGTACTGTCAATGCAGTTTTGCAACCAAATCTTCCTGGCGTAAGATAGTTGTTTTCAGTTTTTTATAGGTGTTTGTTTTCAGGGGTGGGAGTTCTGCCCACCCTTTTTTCTTAATTACAAAATTAATTTTTATGAAAGCTAAAAAAGTTAGTAACCCTTATAAAAAAGGGAATCAATATGCACGTAAAATGCAGGTAAAGCTCTTTTTATCTCTTGCACTTCTTTTTGCCATTGTTTTTGTTGTTGGTATGTTCCTGGATCCTGATCATTCAATGTTTTGCATGACAGGATTCTCTGGAACATCTTTGGCTTCTATGATGGCCATTGGTAGCATAGATGACGTTTCTGATAAAGTAACTCATGGCTCGAATATAGCTTATAAGATTTATTTGATTGATGTTCATCAAATCAATTCGAATGTGAAATTTCCTAAGCCTAATGCTAATCGAGAGGTCGCGACAATACCAATGCTCTCGGGACAATATATGCAATATTTTGAGGCACATGATATTCCGACTTATGTGGGCAATGGGGAGAAAGGAGATATAACGACTTCTGGTACGAACCAATTTGTAGCAATCATGGGCGGTATGAGGGATCAGCTTCTGAACTTTACAGAAGAACATGCCGGCGGTAAGTTTGTGATTTTATTTAAGGAGATTGGCGAAGATCAATGGTATATCTTAGGAGAATATGATAGACCTATGGTATTGAAAACTTATGAAGCAAAAAATGACAAAGATGGCCGTTATATAACCTTCACTTTTGAACGTACTTCTGTGACACAGTATCATAAATATGTTGGTGATATTGTAAAGGCTCCAGCAGAGGTGCATGCAGCGGGGACTAAAGAGCTGGCTATTAAACCTACAAGCAACTCTTATGAGATACCAAATGGAACAGCTGCCACTTATGTCATTGAGACAGTATCAGGTTTGACAAATAATGATAAAGGTCGATATATTACCTTGACCGGTAGCGGAACAGATAAGGCAGCTACAATTGCGGACGGAACGACGTTTATCTTGGAAGATGGAGCAACATGGACTGCAAAGGCCGGTTCTTCTATTACATTCCGAGTCTTGGACCCTGCCACTCTTATTGAGGTTTCTGGAAGTAGAATTCAAACAGCGTAAGTTATGTACGGATTTAAAGAGAAAACGAAATATTTTAATGAGTTACGTAATACAGCGGTAGCTGAAGCAGATTTAAGTCTGCTTCAGGAAACTGCTCCGGCACATCCTAAACTCAAGATGTTTGCCCGTAACCCGCAACGTTATGCAGATGACATCCTTTATACATTGCTAGACTTAAAGTCAAAGGAAGCCATCCGGATAAATCGTCGTGAAATAGAAAAAGCTAAAGAAGAAACTGGAGCGGAATATATACTTGATACCGGTGGAACATGTGCTGGAGCAGAGATTCAATCAGACGGAAACACAGCAACTTGTTTGGGAAATCAGCCAGGAACAGAGGGAACTTCTGTACAGGAAGAAAAGAACTCTTTTGAAATCGATGCCGAGATTTACGAAAAACAGGCTGAAGCGGAACTTCGTGAGCAAGAAAAACAAGAGGCAGAGGAACGTGCATCTCAAGCGGAAGAACAAACAGAAGTTTTAGAGCAAGAGAACCAGGAACTGAAAGAAGAGCTTGAAACGGAACAGGAAGCAAGAGTTGAAGCCGAAGACCGTGCGGAACAGGCAGAGCAAGCCTTGGAAGAAGAGAAAAAAAAAGAACCTACCAAGGTAGCTCCAGAAAGCAAAAGCACGAAGAGTACCCGCAAATCGACTGGGAAAACCTCGAAGACGAAAACGTCCAAATAGCTACGATCCTATATAATGATCGTGTGGTGACTTGGAAAAAGATGAAGCAGCTCGATGAATTGCTGGATAAGAAACCGACAAGGCGTGCAGTCGTTGATATGGCTGAACTCCGGATCCGTAACTTACTAGCATTCTCCGAGCTGCAAACGTACAACGACACTGGAATGTTTCGGTATAAGCATCCGCTTATTGTTCATCGGTCGGAGAGAGCTGAATTGGAACGTTTACGGGCGTCCGACCCTTTGGAGTTCCTTCGCCGGTATAAGAACTGTTCCGATAACATTCGCAGATACGAATCCTTTCTAAAACGGCCTGAACGCAAAGATAAACGGTCGCAAGATAAAGAACACCTTCGTCGGTTTCGTGACCGAGAAGCCTTATTTAAATCAATTCTCGAAGAATCAAAGTAGATTATGGAAAAGCTAATAGAAGTATTTAATTTGGGTGGCCTACCGACTGCCCCGCTAGATTCGTTCTTAGAGCTTCAGGAGGATTTTAAGAAATCGGATCCTGATAAATTATCGAAACTACAGATGCTTATTATTACCCGTGGTTTCAAGTATGCATTTAAAGCCTGGAAGGATCCGGATGGAAAGCTGTGGATCATCGATGCCCATCAACGACGTAAAGCATTGCTTGCATTACGAAAGTCGGGGTTTATAATTCCTGAAATTCCTTATGAGCCTATTTTTGCTGCAGATAAGAAAGAAGCTGTTGAAGAGATAGCAGCATATAATTCGGAGTTTGCCACAAAGAATCCTGATACATTACTTTTTAAAAAGTACAATATAGATACCGATACGATGGAACGTTTTAACCTCGGTTATGAGGTGAAAGCTGTCGATTATTCTATTGCGACTCCTTTGTTTACCCATGAACATGAATCAGAAGGCATTCAGGAAGATAACATTGAGTTTTCTATTCCTTCAGATGAAGAAGATTCTCCAGGTTCTGTTTTTGCCCAGCCTGGTGATATATGGCTACTAGGCAATAATCGGCTGATGTGTGGGGATTGTCGTTCCAAAGCGGATGTATCTGCAGTAATGAATGGTCAATACGCTGACTTGCTTGTAACGGATCCTCCATATAATGTTGCATATCAAGGAGCGACAGAAGATGAACTTACTATTCAGAATGATTCGATGGAAAACGATCTGTTCGCCACTTTCCTTCGCCAAGTCTTTACTGTCATGTTTTCAGTCTTGAAACCGGGTGGTTCTTATTATGTATTTCATGCGGATAGTGAGGGGGAGAACTTTCGTGCATCTCTCCGGAAAGTTGGATTTAAAATAGCACAATGTTGCGTTTGGGTAAAAAACTCAATGGTCATGGGACGACAAGACTATCAATGGCAGCATGAGCCTTGTCTTTATGGCTGGAAACCCGGAGCCGGTCACTTTTGGAACTCGGATCGCAAACAGACAACAGTTTGGAACTTCGATAAGCCACAACGCAACGCCATCCATCCCACTATGAAACCAATTGCACTAATGGCATATCCTATATGTAATTCTAGTGCACCCGGACAAATTGTAGTAGACTTTTTCTCCGGATCTGGTTCTACACTTATGGCTTGCCAACAGACGGATCGAATTTGTCATGCGATAGAAATAGATCCACGCTATGTATCTGCAACTGTATCCCGATATCGGGCAATGTTCCCAGAGCAGGCAATCCGGTTGATCCGTGGTGAGGAATTGATGACTGCAGAAGAAACTCTAAAACTTATTGTATGAAAAACGAGCTGACACCTACCTCTGATGTAGATCAGATCACTCAAATCGGTGAAGAATATGTATCCCAGGTGCGCACATTTGGCGCACTTGGATACACACCGCAACGCATCTGTAACCTTCTTGGACTTCGTGGGAAGGAGAAGTTAGCGTTGATTGTCCGGATCACTCTTACTGGAGATGTATATTACGATGCATACAACAATGGACGTGCTCTAGGAGAATACAATATTGATGCGGAACTGGCGAAAAAGGCAGAAGCTGGAGATATTGATGCTATTAATACCCTGGAAGAGCGTAAAAATTTACGTGTTGAACTAGACCTACGAAAACAATTGTTTGGAGTATGACACAATTAGACCACCTTGATAAAATACATCCGGATCTAATTTCGGAGTTTCTGACAACTGGATGTTGTTCAGGAATTCCGGAGGAGATTCGGCTATTTTTAAAGCAGTTGCAATGGGCTGCAGAGATATTTGAGTATGAGAGGAATATTACTCGTGCTGCCAAGCTGTTACGGCAGAGGATTAATGCTTCGCAGCAGATTAATATTGATGAACGGACCTGTAAGGCCCGTATCTATGCCGCTATAAACTACTTTAATATCGATAACAATGTATCTATCAAGGTATGGGAATCTAATTACGCAGACAAATACGAAGATTTAGCGAAATTATGCGCTGTAAGAGGAGATTACAAGACACAGGAGAAATGTTACAACGCAGCCTTAGAGTGCCGGCGTAGAGCTTCAGAAATAGCGGAAGCAGACCGTGATCTTGGCATCGTATTCCTGATCTCTCCGAACCTCACTCCGGAAGAGCTTGGTTTCCAAAAGAAATCAATAAAAGAAATAGCTCGCAAAAACAATGAAGGGTTTTATATCAACCTTATTGATTCTCTTCCTATTGAAAAAGCGGATAAGAAACGTTTGTTACGTGATGCTGATATTCAGGAGGCCGAAATTGTAGAACCTGAAGAAACTGGAGAGTAATATGGGAATAGAACTTTATTCACAATCATCGCAATCGCTTAGTGCAAGTTCTACGACTTTTGACTTGACTGCAACTTTTGAAGAATGTTATCAGAATGTAATGCAGATTAGAGCGAATGCCATTGATTCAAATGTACTTATTGTCGAAGCCGGCCGTGCGACAGGTAAGACGGAAGGGGTTATGGGGCCACGTATTATTCGAGTAGCAAACGATATGCCTGGGGAACTTTCGTTCTTGGTTCATAAAACATACGTAGCACTCATGACAAATGTTTGGCCTAATATTCAGGCGTATTTTTCCAAACCAGTTGGTGATGGACGGCGCTCCATGCTTGAATATGGTATTGACTATATTGTAGGTGAATCAAAAATACCGTCTCACTTCAGAAAACCTCGATATCCGATTGCTTATCCAAAGCATAGTATCTTATTTCGTGATGGTCATCATCTTCAGATGGTGAGTTCTGATCAGCCGGAATCCGTAGCCGGCCGATCAGGTGTTCATGCCTTTGTTGAGGAAATGAAACACAATAAAGGCGAGAAGTTAAAGACTCGTTTGTTCCCGTCTTTACGTGGTTCTTCGGCTTCTATTCGAATGTCTCCTTATTATCAGGGAATAACAGGTGTGTCGGATACGGCCCGCTTGGATTTAGGAGAAGATAATTGGTATGAAGAATATGAGAATAACGTCAATCAGGAGCTTATTGATGAGATTGCGTCCGCTGCTTTATATTTACATGCTGCTTTATATAAAATATATCGGAACAATCACCGGTTGAGAGAGGAAAAGAATCCTGTTATCATTGAAGCCCTACGTTTGGAAACAGAAAAAGCGAAACGTGTTGTAGCAACTTGGAAGCCACGCCTTGCGGATATGCGTAGAAATGCGAGTTATTATATCCGTGCTTCTTCTTTCGCTAATAAAGACATACTTGGGCCTAAGTTTTTCCGTACCCAGTTAGAATCACTTGACATTGATGAGTTCCTGACTTCTATTTGTGCAATCCGGAAGAAGGAAGTCGTTAATAAATTCTTCGCAAACTATCGAAAAGACAAACATCAATTCTCTGATGGATATCGCTATGAATCAATTTTGAAGTTAGATTTGCGTGAACACTTTGTTTTAACCTCCAGATATTTGAAGTACTATGATAAACGTGAACGGATTCTTCTAGGTTACGACCCCGGACACTTTTCCAGTGTTGTTGCTGCTCAAGAGAAAGATTATGGTCATGAACTCCGGGTTCTAAAAGAATTCACTTGCTACTATCCGGCAGAACAGCCGGAACTGGCAAAGCAAATCTTTGAGTTTTTCGGAACTGACGCAATTAATAAACAGATTGTGCTTTATCACGACCGGGCGGCCAATAAACGCTGGGAGGACCTCGAAAAAATAACTTCTGATGCTCGTATATTGAAAAGAGAATTAGAGAGTTACGGCTTTTCAGCTGAACTCATGAACGAAGGACAGTCTACTATTTACCACTGGCAGCAATTTAAACTTTTATTGCTCTTGTTTGGTGAACGAAGTAATGCATTACCTGTATGCCGGATAGATGAGAACGAGTGCCCGAACCTTTGTAGTGCTATTCCTTTATCTCCACTCAAGAAAACAGACGGGCGTATTGAGCTAGATAAGTCCTCCGAAGTTAAAGTACCGTTAAAGCACCAGGCAGGACTAACAACACAGCTTCCTTCTGCACTTATTTACTTACTTTTCGGGCTATATGGTGACAGAATACAAAGTGAATTAAGGAACATACCGGATGATTTGCCCGAAAATTTAGTAGTATAATGTATTTGTTAGAGTGATATAGTAAGTTCCGAATTTTGTATAATACTATGTGTTTGACATTGCTTTGGTATCTAAAATGCGGGTTATCAGCCAAAAGCCATTTTGAAAACAAAAATAAGAAAAATCGAGAGGCGAAATTCTCCACGCCCCGCTGAAAAAGCGGTTTGAGGTGCAAAAAAATGCATTTGTCAGGAAATATGACATCCCCCTGGGAGCGTCCTTTCAGGAGGGGGGTAAAAACGATAATTTCGGGCATGGAAACGACGATGACAGGCATAGGCGCACTGCAATGGGCAAAGGAGTTGTCTAAGTTGCCAAACGGCTGCTTTACCATTGCCTTCTTCCCTTACTCCAGGCAGAAAGGGGAGTCTTCCGAGAAGTTGGTTGTGAGGGAGGGCTGTACTTTCCGGACACAACTTCCGGAAGAACGATTCAGCATTGATAGTGAGAACTTCTTCCTCTTTAATGATGGGAATGGTGACCCAAAGATGTGTTATCGCATACTTATTCGTTACATGGGATTTCCTCAAGATGGATATAAATTGCATAAAATAGACTGGTTATGAGTGATAGTTTAGAGATGTTGGGAAATTATGGTTGCTATGTGGATACCGGAAGCACCATTTCCTTTCAGTTAGGAACGAATCCTGCAGCGGGGTTAAAGGATCCGGGCTTCGTTAATTCAAATACTGTTCTTCCTGCAGACTACAATTGGCAATCAATTGGAGGGTTCAACGTATGTTCACGTGGAGCGAATAACATGAAGTGCGAAGAAGTGGAGAGCGATATCAAGAAGAATCGTTTATTGCCTCGGTTGATAACAAAACAAGTTAACATGCTGTACGGCCTCGGGCCGGCTATATACATTAAGAGCATAAAGAACGGGAAGCTTGTTAAAGAATGGACGGACTGTCCCGAAATAACTACTTGGTTAGAATCTTGGAAGGATCGTGGTTTAGAGTCTGATTATAAAGAGGTGGCTAAGGGAAATATAAAGAACTACTATTACTTTCGTGATTACTTTGTGAAATGGCGCATGACGCTTGGTAACCGTATCGGGGAGCAATTACCAGTAGCCGGTCTTGAGTTGATGGAGAATAGACGGTGTCGGTTGGCCACACAAAAAAGGGATGTTGTCACAGAACTGATCAATTATAAGGACTTCACTCATATTGCCGTTGGACGTTGGAGTTATGGGGTTTCTAAATATTTGTTTTATCCACGTTTGCTGCTTAGTGATATTCGCAACATTAAATGGGCTGCAATATCCCATCATCGAGAAAAATCGGTTAGTGAATTCTATGGTGTAAATGAAACTCATGAAGGGACAAAAGCTTATATCAAGGGCTCCAACGATACGGCTAATTACATAAACTCTTTCTTAAGAAATTCGTTAGCTGCTAAAATTCATATTATCATCCCGAATGCATGGGCAGAATCAAAACGTGCACAGATAACGAAAATATGCAATGAAAATCAAGAGCGGAAAAGAAAGAATGAGTCATTGTTAACTTATAATGGGATTGATATCGGGACTACCTATAAGGAGTCGTATTTTCTAATGTATCTCAAGCAAGAACTCCGTAATATTAGTGAGTATCTTTCTGGGGCGGACAACCAGGGAAAGGCTTATGCAACTCTTAGTTTCAAAACCGGATCCGGTGAAGAGGAACGGTGGAAGTTTGAGGTTTTGGATTTGAAATATAAAGAGTATATTGACGCTCTTATTACTTATGACAAGCGTGCTGATGAAGTGCTACTTTCTTCTGTTGGTCTTGATTCGTCTATATCTAGTGTATCCAAGGATGGGGTCATCTCAAAGTCTGGAGCTGACGTATATTATAATTATTTGATTTACCTGATGTCGCTAACTCCGGATGATGAAATATGCTCTGAACCTTTTAATATGGCTATTCGGATAAACTTTCCTGAGTTATACAAGCAAGGATATCGCTTTGGTTTCTATCGTGAAACACCTAGCCGGCAAGAAGAAGTAACTCCTAATGAACGACTAAATAAACAACAATCATGATACTGAAAGACTTATTTACAGACATCTCTGGATTTGCGGAGTTCGTGCCTGGTATTGACTCGAACACAAACCTTTCGCTACTTAATAGTCATGCAGTTACCGCTTATAAGAGAATTGCGAATATTGTGAGTGTTCCTGTATATAAAAAAATCATTGAGAAAGGTGCGGGCGATGAGCTTTACTATCATCTTCGGACTGCACTCGCTAATCTCACGATGGCCAATGATACAGTTTTTGATGTACTTCGTAAACGTAAAGCGAATATTGATATCTACAAGTCTGAACAGGAAGCTATAAGAAGGGCTTATTATGAGAATTATTATAATGCTATGGATTCCCTTATCGCACTCCTCGATAGCTCTGAAGATTTAGGATGGGAAGATACCAGGTATTATAAAATGCTTGATAAATTGCAGATAAAGACGACTGAAGAATTCGACTTATTATACAGTATTGATTTATCGTATCTTTTCTTCTTTCGCTGTATTCCTATACAGATTGAAGTCCTAGAGGAATATTTAACGGGGTACCTCGAACGTGCAAAAGAGAAGCCCTCTGTTTTATCATTGATTAATCGAGCACTTGCAAAAATGGTTGTGGCCGTTGCTTTAAATAGATTCGATATATTGGAATTTCCATCTACAATTCGGAATCTATTTACTGATTCAAAAGTTATGAGATATGGTACTCAAGAACAAGACCGTTTATTGATTATATCAGCAGAGTTACGAGGTCAGGCCAATAGCTTGATTAAAGATATCGACTTATTATTATCGGATCCACAGGATAGCGATATTGAGACTGAAACTTCATTCAATCAACCGGAAGATAAAATACAATTAATGCCATGATTGAGTTTTGTGTACATCTGGAAAAGTTTGGGATACCGAACGCATGGGAGGAATTGACTCCAGAGCTGTTTGAAGGTATTATGGGAGATATGGACCTAGTCACAAAGGGAAAACTTTCACCGGGTATGCTTCAGGTTAAACATGTTTGCCGTGCGATGAGGTGGGATCCGCGATTACTTGCTCGAGCTAAGGATGAAGAGACCTTGTCAAATTTAGCATGGCTAGGAGAACAAGTAGACTTCATTTTTCGTGTTACATATCCAGATCAGGATGCTGCTCTTCAGGATTTGTCTAAAGATGATTTTATTAAAGCAAAGAAGACGCCTCCGGAGAGATTGAATCTACCGATTGCCAGGTATCTCTCAAAACTGGATTATAAGTTCGTTTTGAATAGTTGCTTTTGTGTGCAATTAATTCCTTATGTATCCATCCAGGGGAAATTGTATCCTGGGTATAGTATCGATACTGGTTTTAATCAGCTGACTTGTTCACTTACAGCCTTGCAATTTATAGAGGCTCGTTCCCTGTTGGGATGTAATAAAGAGATGTTACCGTTGCTTGCTGCTATTTTATATCATCCTGGTCCGTATGATTCGGAATCTGCACATACATTAGCTAAGTCGTTTGAAAGACTATCTTCAGAAACCTTGCAAAGTATTGCATTCAATTTCTCGTCGTTTGTTAATTATTTGTTTTCAAAGACACAGTTCCGGATCTTAGTTGCCGGTGAGAGTGAAAAGAAAAGTCTTATAACAACCGGTGCGCTTGAATCATTGTATAACTTAAGCAATGATGGATTAGGAGATATTTCGACGGTTGAGCAAATGAACCTAATCAAGTATCTTACAATTTTGCGTAAAAAACTGATAGAGGCTGTACAGAGCATGGGGAGTGCGGAAATGCCTGTTGTGGATATCGCTAAGAATACAGGTTTGCCAATTTCATTAATAAAACAAATTATATGATTTTCGAGATTCTCAAATATTATGCTCAGTTCCCGAATCATAGTAAGGTACTTGAGATCTTTGCAAAGGGGAGGAGTGATCTTCCTGAATACGCTGCAATTCAAGAAGAAATAAGAAGCCTGCCTAAATATTCTCGGATCCAAGGATTAGACTATTATATTTTTGGGCAAAGTTTTGATTCTGTTAAGCAACGTGTTGATGGTATTGTTTCCGGGACATATTTGTTTGTGGAAATTGGTGATATCATGTCTAAACGTGATCAGAAGAATAATATCCAGGATGAAGTGCAAATGGCAGTCACTATTGCTGCAAAATCAGCAGAAATGGATCTGATAGAGGAAGCGATACAATCAAGGCGTACTCTTTCCATGATGCAACAGTTACGAGTTGCCATGACATCTGACCAGAGGAATACTCCTTGGTTGAAGGAATTGTCTTCGTCATGTCAAATACGACCGTTTGTAACAAAAGAATTTGCTTCAATTGGCTGGACATTGATGTTCGATAGGGAGGGTAGTGACTTATTTGATATAAAGCGTCTATTTAATCGTGAGTGATTGGCTAAATATTAGGATATATAACTTGTAAATATTGATAAAATGAAACGTGATACAAAAGAAGCTATTCAGTATGGGAGTGCTATTGGTATGCTTATATTAGGCTCTGCTTTGGCAATTGCAGGGTTCATTATGTCACATGGTGAAATACATGATAGTGTATTATGGCTCTTTGCTCAGTGCTTGCTATATGCAGGGGCTGTATTCGGAGTTTCAGTCTACATAACAGACCGGTTTAATAGACTTGAAAATAAGTTGTTCAATAAAAAAGAGGAGGATTCAAAATGAAGGTAATCGATGCAATTATCATCCATTGCTCGGCCACACGTGCCGGACAAGATTTACGTGCAAAGGACATCGACCGGATGCACCGGGTCCGGGGATTCAATCAGATTGGTTATAACTTCGTCATTGACTTGGACGGAATGGTAGAAAATGGACGACCGCTTTCCATTGACGGCACACATTGTAACACCAAAGGTTTTTCGGAATCTTCGTATAATAAACATTCTGTTGGTGTGTGTTATATTGGCGGACTGGATGCGTCTGGGAAGCCGGCAGATACACGTACTCCGGCTCAAAGAGCTAGTTTACGGCAATTAGTCGCGAAGCTCTGTAAAGAGTATCCTATTATCGAGGTTCTCGGACATCGTGATACTTCTCCTGATCTGGACGGTAGCGGAGAAGTAGAGCCGGCAGAATACATCAAGGCTTGTCCATGTTTCGATGTACGCTCCGAGTTTACTAATTTCTTGCGGAATACAGTAATACGGCCATGAAGCAAATAATGTGCATTATCGTATTGCTAACGTCAGCAATATGTTTATCGTCTTGCAAGGTTTCCCGCAACATGGAGACACAGAAGCAGATTGACTATTCAGGAGACTTGTTCTATCTGCGAAACTTAATTGAATCCCTACGGATGGACGTGAATAAGCAGACAAAGATTACTACTGACAAGTTGAGTGAACTAAAGATTGAAAATACAACTGTTTATCTTTCTCCTCCCGATTCAACAGGGAAACAATATCATATTAAAGAAAGTACTACTACCGCATCTAAGAAAGATCAGGAGCGAACGGAAGTTGATGAAACATTATCTATTACTCTGGAACGGTTCTCTAACAGGTTGGATTCGTTGAGTGGTAAAGTAGATGCTATGTTGAATCAGAAAGAAACTGTTGTGGAGCTTTCTTGGTGGGACCTACATAAAGATGAAATTTACGTGGGTATCATTGTTTTAATAATAATTGGGGTGATCTTTTGGCGCAGAAAGGAGTGAAATACTATTTTCATTTCTTTTTTTACCTAACCGGATTAGCTCCATTACTTCTTCTTTTTGCGTTCCACTATAGTGTTCCGCAAAGATAACCATAGTGTACCTTGCGGAGTACTATAGTGGAACGCAAAGTACACTATAGTTAAACGAAATAAAAGTAACGAATGAAATAAGTCTAAATAACGAATCGGTTATAAAAGAATGCCTATAGAAATCAATAAGAGTAAGGAGTTGTTATTGCTTAATTCATAACTGTTAAATAATCAAATCGATAATAAAAATGTTATCGTAAGTTTTTGTGTTGATAATAAATTTCTTATCTTTGTATTGTCATTAAGACAAGAGCTCTTATGAATAATGGCAATGAGCTAAAGGCTCGGATAGAAGAATTAGAGCAAGATCTCATCTTCTATCTCCGCAAGTATCATGAACTAGCTCCTCGGAGCAAAAACATGAAAGCGGTACTGGATAAGGAAATTAAGTGGCATGAAGAAGAAATCAAGCGACTAAGTAAACTACTCCAGTAGAAAGGAATCCGCTCCCAAAGGCCAAGGGAGCGGACTTCCTTTTTGATTGTTTAATTTTAAAGATGGATAGTATGGATAAGGTTAAACGTTTTTTTGAATTGAAAGAGCTATGGAAGAAGGCTTCTGAAGTGGAACGCTCTGATATTGATCGTGAACTTTCCGATTTGATGGATTCTATGAATGAGACTGAACGAGAAAGCCTGTTTGAAGGTGTTAGTGATGATTTTAAACGTATGCGTGAGGAAGTCACAGATATACGGAGGACTCTTTCTATTCGTCAGCAAATGGAACCAATATTACCATATATTTCTGTTTCCTCTTTGGCTAAAGATTATTTTGGGAAAAGCACCTCTTGGTTTTATCAGAGATTAAATGGAAATATCATTCATGGTAAAGCTGCTGCTTTTACAGACAAAGAATTGAATGTATTGAAGGATGCACTGCAAGATGTAGCATCTAAGTTAAATAAGGTTACGATTACATTTTCCTGAAAAAACAAATCTAATTGAGAATATATTGGTTTTCTTGACTATCTTTGTTTCTGCCAAGTAAAAACCACATTTCAACTCCTCATATCGTGTAATCCGTAAAATCGGGTTCCGGGTGGTTCCGGTTGGCGCACGATATGAGGAGTTGATTTCATCAGTACGATTTATTATGATTGATGCAACATATTCTTTGCTTATTATATGTCTAGTTATTCTTCTGACAATAGGGGGAATTATATACTATGTAGCTTACAGAATGTACCATAGGAGAATTTATCTGCCAAGTGAGGTGCTCATGGATGCCAGCCATATACCTGATGTTATTAGAGTTTTGAGAAAAATGATTATGCTTCCCCATAAAAATATTATTCTAGATTTTTCGAATGTTACAGATATATCAAAAGAGGGATATATGATTATCATGGCACAAGGAGAAAAGGCTTTTTATAAAGGGAAAAGTATTTATTTAAGATCTATTCCTCTGCGAAGAAAGAAAGTTGCCTATGTCGTTTTAGGTAGGAATGATGGGCATAAAACCTACCATGACTATGTTAAGCTTTCAAAAGATGATCATAATCCTTTTTTTCAAAGTTCTCATATAAATCCGGCAGTAACTCTTGGTATAGAGAAAGAATTGAAAAGAATTGGGATAAGAGATTATTATGAGTTTAACTCCTTGGTAACAGAGTTGTTGGGAAATGCCATAGAACATGGAATTGCTCGACTAAACATAAACTGGTGGATGTATCATTATAAAGATAGTACTTCTAAAACTATCACTTTTGTTTTTGTAGATATGGGCATTGGTATTATTGATTCTTATAAAAAAGCAGGTTTACCTTCATCATATAACAAAAAAAGTGATGTCAATATCTTATTAGATGCATTAGATGGAAAATTAGGTTCTTCAACGAGGCAGCCTAATAGGGGAAGAGGAATGCCTCAGTTAAAACATATGGTAGAAAAAAACTGGATATCAAATTTTGCATTAACAACAAATACTGTATCTTTGCGTTATATAGATAATGAGTTTGTACCAATGCAGCATTCTAATTTTGTAGGAACCTATTATTCATGGACTATTAATAAGGAGAATTATTTAATATGGAAACAACGATCAATATAGCAAAAGAATTTAGCTCTGTTCTAGGGGGAAGGTGGGAAAGATTAGGACCACATTCTGGTGAAGAATTTTATAGAGATAAGTTGTTGCCTGCTTATCTCAATGTGTCAGAGGGAAATGGTAAGGTTATTATAGAGTTAGATGGCACAAAGGGATATCCTAGTTCTTTTCTTGATCAGTCTTTTGGAGAGCTGGCACGTAATTATGGTGCAGAAAAAGTTCGTAATACTATTATTTTTAAAACGAGTGTATTTCAATGGGTTGTTGATTATATCAATAAGGAGATATGGGACAAAACAAAGTAGCTATTACGCTGTTCTCGGTTTGTTTGATCGTGATTGTTGCTCTTCTAACTATTCTGTCTTACGGACTGTTGCGAACTAAATGGTCCTATAATTATGTTGTAGAACCTATAGATGTTATTAATATTGTTGTAACACTGTTAGTTTCTATATTTATTGCATGGTATGTGACTAAGAGACTTTCTGAAGAGAGATTCGACAAAGAGTTAGTTATCGCTGATCTGCGAGATATCGAATCTTGTATGAAGAAAACTTTAGAACTTTATGACAGGTCTAATAATAATAATGAGATTTTGATCCACTTGAATCAACTTCATATTTTGATTCAGCGCTTTCAGCGTACTATTGATATTGACGGAATGGATATGCGCGCACTGCAAAATGCATTCTGGAGGCTCTTTGCTGCTGCTACTGATTATGATTCAGGGAATGATACAGATAGTATTGATATTCCGTCAGTACAACGATATGGAGATGATTTGATAATTGAAGTTAGGCGAATAATAAGAGTTGTTAATACAAAGTGATATGGCGTAAGGCGGAGTAAAAAACTCCGCTTTTTTTGTTTCCCTATGTTTCAAATCTTATCTTTGTAGGATAACTTTAAAAACACACAAAAATGAAAAAGGTATTATTCTTTATTTTGGCAATTGGATTATTAACCTCTTGTGCAACTTCCACTATTTCCTATCCAGAACCTTATGGCTTCTCTACTTTTTTAGATTATTCACTATTGACAAATAAAGGGATTTATGTTACAGAATCTAATTCAGTTTCCTTTGACTATAAGACTTTGGGAAGTGTGTCTGCTACAGAAGTAAGTGGCTGGGTTAAAAAAGAGAAGGAACTTAAAGTCGCCAATAAGAACAAAAAGAACAATGTGGATGATATGTATGCTGATGTTGAAAGAAATCAATCTAACGGGAAATATATGCGTATGAGTCCTAGTCTTGACGCTGCGATGGAGCGTATGGCAAATACATTGAAAGAGGTTGATGCGAATGGTATTATCAATCTTAAAATTCAATGGGAGCCAGATCGTATAATCATTTCCGGTATGGCTATTCGAAAATAAATGTTCTTTTCTTTTGTGCTTTCAAATATTATCACCATTTTTGAAAGGCCCAAACAAAATTAGTCTGAATCTTCTGTCAGCGTGTAATCTGAAAATATCAGATTCTGGAGTAATTTCCAGTGGGCGCACGCTGACAGAAGATTCATTTTATTTAATACTATGGATTTTAAAGACAGCATCAAACAACTTTCTGAACGAGTATTCAAACTCAAAGAAAACATTCTCACTGAAGAAGCTACTAAGAACGCATTTATTATGCCATTTATTAATGCACTAGGTTATGACGTATTTAATCCCTTGGAAGTAGTTCCGGAGATGACTTGTGATATCGCGATGAAAAAGGGAGAAAAAATAGATTATGCTATCATGAAAGATGGTGAACCTGTGCTTCTTATTGAATGTAAACATTGGGCACAGGATCTCAATTTGCATGATAACCAACTTATACGTTACTTCAATGTATCTAAAGCGAAATTTGGTTTATTGACTAATGGCATTATCTATCGTTTTTATACTGATTTGATTGAGCCAAACAAGATGGATGAAAAGCCATTCTTAGAAGTGGACATAACTGATTTGAAGGATAACCAGGTTGAAGAATTGAAGAAGTTTCATAAATCTTATTTTGATGTTGATAATGTACTAAGTTCGGCTAGTGAGTTGAAGTATACAGGTGAACTAAAAACTATTATTGCAAAAGAGTTTGTAAATCCTTCACCAGATTTTGTTCGGTATTTTGCGAAACAGGTGTATGATGGAGTTATTACGGCTAAAATTCTTGATCAATTTACTTCTTTAACAAAGAAATCAATCAGTACGTATGTTAATGATTTGATTTCGGAACGCTTGAAATCAGCTTTGAAGACGGAAGCTGACGTCGAAAAGAAGGATAATCAAGGAGAATCTTTAGAACTGACAGAATCCTCTTCTGTGGAGGATAACAAAATTATCACTACCGAAGAAGAAATTGAAAGTTATATGATTGTAAAATCGATACTTCGTCCAGTTGTTGATATTTCTAGAGTCGTATATCGTGATGCGCAAACTTATTTCGCAATATTACTTGATGATAATAATAGAAAGCCTATATGCCGTATGTATTTTAATAGTCTGTCGAAAAAATATATATCTACCTTTGATGAGAATAAGAAAGAAACAAAACATGAAATAAGTAGTTTGGATGATATTTACTCTTTTGGTAAAGAGTTAAAAGAGATAATTGAGTGTTATG